GAGATTCGCCTTAGTCTCGTGGGCTCGGAGATGTGTATAAGAGACAGCTATATACCCTACTATGCATTGCTCGATATACAGGGGCTAGATATGGAGAAATTTTAGCCCTAACATGGTTTGATATAGACTTGGCTTATAATACCATTCGAATTAACAAACAATGGTCTAGGACGTCAAATAACACATTCGGAGTAAAGGAACCGAAAACAAAAAATAGTATTCGAACTCTTCCTATTCCACCTATTCTATCAAATATATTATTAGAGTATAAATCAATCTCTAATACCGAGCGATTATTTAATATTAATACTAGCAGTACTGGTAATGTTAATTATGCTATTAGAACGATAGTTCCCAATAAAACTATCCATGCATTTCGTCACACCTATGCAACAACGCTTCTTGCGAATGGTGTTGATATTAAAACAGTAGCAAGTTTACTTGGTGACAATATCAATACTGTAATGAATGTCTACGTCCACTATTCAGATGAGATGCGCAAGAACGCCGCACAGGATGTATCAAAAATTTTTGGATGAATTTTTGACGAATTTGTGACGAAATAAAAATAAACCTTATAATATCAAGGCTTATTAGCTTAAATATCATATCTAACTTAGTATACCATAATATGACCGCATTTTAACATATATAATTAAATTTCAGTAATAATCATTGTGGCCAAGTTTTTACATAATACGATTATATACAAAAATCATCAATAATAACATATAAATTTTGACGTTTATTTGACGTCAAACAAAAAAATAACGGCCTTAGTCTAGAAAATCATCATTTCTTGGACTAAGGCCGTTTTAAGTCTAAAAAATCGCCAAATATTAAACTAATCGAGTTCTGTCAATCTGAACAATATACCATTTCGGAATACCATTTCGCATCGATGATTGTTTTCATCGACTAGTGTTGCTTCAAATAAACCTTCTTCCGGAACTTGAATATCTTCTGAAAAATTGTAAGTCTTTCCGTTAAATTCAAATGTCTTTGCCATATTTTTTACCTCATTGTAATATTGCGCCACCAATATCAATATTGTAAGCGTCAATTATCTTTTTTCGTAATTTTCTAAACTCTTTACCATGACCTTTAAAATGACACTCGACAGTAGCATGTGCCAGCTCATGATAAATTGTGTTTAATTCGATGTCTTTATCGTGATTATCCTTGCTTAATTCAATCAAGCAGGAATCATCATTATACCAATATGTTATGCCTAATAGCTTTTTACTTCTTCCGATGTATTTATGTATCAACAAATCAGGTTTAAAAGAATACCCCAATGCCTCGATATTGGCTATTGCTTTTAAAAATATATCAGCATACGGCATCATGTCATCGTCGAGATATAGTGTACTGATTTTATCACCCCCCATTAACTATCATCTAATAGTTGACTGTTGCAAACCGTGCAACTCGGAGATAATTGGATCACCATTCCTTTACTGTATACAGAACACTACCACCTTCAAAATGCTGTCTGTCAAAGTGTGCTAATACTTCAACTTTGCCTGCTTGATAGCCAATAGTCTCATAGGCTTTACTGTCTAATATCGTTACACCAGCTTTAATCTTATGAGCCTTATTTAGGTTGATTTTATAAACGTCCACCTTTTGTTCATTTGTATTAGCAACAACAGCAGTCCTATCCGACTTTTCCGTTGCTGCTTTAGGTAGTACTGGGTCCTCATGTTTGATAGCATTTTGCGTTTGTTTGGCCGCCTGTTCTACCGTAGGGGCCTGTACATAATATGTGGTTACAGGTTGAGCAGTTTCCATTTTGGAAAGAACTTGTTGTGCTTCATCTTTGGTAATATGAATAGCATTAGCAAATTTTACAGGATTCTTTACTTGTTCCTGATTCAGTAACACAGGCTTTTTGACTTGATATGAATTATATATAGACACCCCTACAATAGCTAAAATAATTAAAATTAGCCCCATTAGTAATGTTTTATGTCGTTTTAGGTAAAACAATACCTTAAAAGTCCAAAGGTTCATCATAGCCCCCTTTCTTGCATTTCTTGTGAAAACATTTCTAGCGCTTGTCCTTTTTCTGCACAAAAACGGTCAACAAGATTTTCACGTAACCAATCTGGATTTCCTTCATAGTTCCATGGATGCAGCTTCCGTTGTTCATAAACCCCATTAATTAAATCCCAGTCAAATTTAATGTCATTCACATAAGATAAGTTCCAATCAGGCTCCCAACCCGGAACATATTGCATGGCCTCTTTAAAAAGATTAACAACTTCACCGGGTCCATATTGAACAGCAGCGGAAAATACAACGTCACGTAATGCTCGACTATGGATATTAACATCAAATAGTTGATTAGATAATTCACTACATGCCACATCATAATAAGCATATTTAATGTAGTCATGTTGCATTGCCATAAACCCGTTAGGATCTATGGTTCCTAATTCTTGCCATTTGTTTATGAATTCATCAGAATTGATAGGGCCTGCACTTTGAAGAGCCCTTGCATAGTCTTTGTAAAACCCTTCTTCTTGTCGCAAGCCCCAACCAAGGAACGCATCCACGCTCCCGCAATTGCTTGCTAACTGATAAGCACCATACGAAATACCCCCAAGGTCCCCCTCACCTGTAGATACAATAGCTGGGTCTCCATTACTTTCATACGCCGCACTTAATTTTCCTAGTTCCATTTGTTTTGCTCCTTCCTATTTGATTCACGTCCTCCTAAATAGCCAACGAGTCCGGAGGAAATGCTCATGGCCAATTCGTTATAACCATAAAGGACGGCCATTATATTGACCGCCCCTAGGACGAGGATTGTTAACACCTCACGAATACTAATTTTTTCAATCATTTAATCGCCTCTTTTACAGATTTAATGAATGCTATTAACTGTTGAATTAAACCGATCGCACGCTTAAACCACCTCGATTCCACCAATTCCAGTTCAATCATATTTTCAACACAAGATGCTAACTCAATTACAATGGGAATGAGATACATTCCTGTGCTTAAAAACGTATCTAGCCGGCCAAAAAAAATAAATTCCACATCTGGTAATGTGAGTAAGATAAACGATAATACGAATAACCAAGGATACGATTTGACAAGTTTCTTTGTCATATCGGCTCGCAGTTTATTGCTAACTAGGAACCTATGTTTCTTGCCATTGATTTCAACATATCCCCATCCACGCCAAAGTATGGCAAGTATTGTATTGGCCACCGTACATGGCCTATTCGTTGCGATATTAAAATTGCGCACCTCTACTAAGATGCGTAATATCGTATCAACAAATACCAATATCAATGTACAAAATATAGCTAATGATATTTGTACAAGTTCATGTTCATTTAATCCCACCATAATAGGTGGTGGCGGAGCGAAGATTTCAATCATATGTTTCCTGTCCTTTCAATAATTACACGATTTGTACCCTTTCCTTTTAAAATACGCTTTTGGATCTGATTGTCGATATTAAACATAAGGTAATGCAAATCATTAGAATTTCTATGGTTTGTAACTGTAATTTCGATAGTTTTTGAATTTTGAATAATTAAATCGTTATATTCTTTGTGCCGCCCCTCAGTAAGCACCCTGTATTTTCCTTTCGGTAAATATACGTACCATTTATTGAACGCTTCGACATTACGTGCTTCCCATTTCCATGTATTGAATGTAATTGGGTCATATTGAACATACCCTCTGTCACCATTCGGTTTTACAACATTTAAAGGGGTTACATTCCCAGAAACTCTTGCATATAAATCCTGTCCATTAAAACGGACACGGATGTAATTACCACCCGTGTCCTGTGCGTTTTCTGTTAAATTGTATGTTTGTATTTGCCCATTAGGCGTCTTGGTTTTGATAACTGCCATTATTCCACCCACAATTCTGCACCATTTGCGAATGTAATTCTATTTTGTTGCCGTTCTCCATACATCTTATGCCAACCAGTATTAGTACCATTGGAAATACCGCCGTAATACAGGCCATCAGAACCGTTATCAATCAATAATAATCTACCTTGCCATTGCTCAGAATTACCAAACTCCATAACAACGCCATTATTAGGCGCATTAAGCGCACCTTGTTTAACTTCTCTAAATACAACACACCCCAATGAAGATGGGTCTTTTGTATAATCTGAGTTAGTATTCATTCGATAACTCATAAAACCATTAGAAGTAATAGAACCAGTAATACTTGTATTTCCGTTTTTCTTAACATATGAACTATCTGCCGTGGTTTTAGATAAAACTGTTCCAGTGTCTGACATATCATCTTCAGTTAAAACTCTAAACGTTTTATTTTTGTTAGCATCGTAATAACCTATTGAAGTCCCTAGAAATATAGTCCGGTTATCGCTCATGCCAAATTCCATGCTATTACCAGTAGACATCTTAACAGCATGATGAGCGCTACCTTTAGTATCAACTACTTGAACAGATGTATTATTTGGCATGATGATTGGGCCTTTCATCTTTCCACCACCAAGGCCTAAATAATCAAGATTTTTTAACCGTTGCATATTGATTGAATTTTCAAAATCATAATTCGGGTCCCCAACATATATGTCCACTTGGTGACGTTTGTTTGGCTTTTGAGTAAGCACAGCAAAATAGAACTTGCCATTATAATACGCAATATCTTCAATTTCAGTTTCACGATTGATTTCAATGATCTGTTTAACTGTTCCGAATGGAGTACATTCAACAAGACTTCCTAGCGTTGCGGACATGATTGCGCCGTTTAGCATGAAGGCCCCGTTATTATTCATATCAGGATAGATATAATCTACTTGGTACGTTTTGAGCTTTTTGAAGTCATCATTATACAAATTGATGGTTCGCACTCGTTGATTACCACCAATAGGAACGATACTTACATAGGTGCGTGTAATCCAATCATAGTCAATATTAAATATTTTCTCTTGCAATGTAATGGTTTTTTCTATTGCCATAGTATCGGCATTGATAACCGTCAAATTGTTGCCGTTTTTTAGTCCGTTGGCGATGTAAATCTTATTGGTAAAGCGATTGTACGTCATCGTATTACAATGCCCTAGGCGCTCAGAATCCGTAAATTTATAGGTCCCTACTTTTTCAAAGGTGTCAGGATTGAGTTCATAAAGAATTTGATTAGTACCTTCACCATTGATACAAGCCAGTACAAATACATTCTTTTTAGAATTGTAAGTAAACCCTTGGCATTGGTTAACTTCTGCATCATACGTAATGTTTTTCACAAATGCGATATTGGATGCCCCTTTTAGCATTGGTGTTTCTGTTGGGTAATACGGCTTGATATTGGTATATACACCCATATCCATTACAGAACCTACTGTATTAAAGGTTAAGTGTTCAGTTAGTTTGTATTGTCCATTTGGCACTAATAGAATTTTATTAGCCAAATTATCATTAGCACGTTTAAATGCAGCAGTATCATCGGCGACGCCATCGCCAACTGCTCCGAAGTCTTTAACTGACACAATACCATTTAGCGATTCTTTTCCAATGTATTTAGCATCAGCTTCAGATTTAGTTACAATTCCTTTGCCACCGGGTATTGCTATTTCTTCAGCTTTAGCAGCTGCTACCTCTGCACGTTTGGCTGCATCTTCCGCTTTCTTGGCATTGCCTACACTAGCAATTTGTTTGTTGTTAATATCGGTCTTAATGGCATCAACTTTTGTAACCAAATCATTAATATTTTTCTTATCGGTTTCTGCTTGTGCTGCATAAGATTTTGTATTATCCGCTAATGCTTGTGTTTTCTCAAATGTATCAGCACTTTGGATAAGAGCTGTATTTGCAGTCGCTAATTTATCATCAACTGTTTGAGATAATGCATTGATATTGTCGTTAATGGCTGTTAGCTTTGTTGCATTATCTTGTACTTCGCTTGCTTTACTCTCTGCAGTTAATGCAGCTGCAATTGCTTTTTTAGCCGCCTCTACAGAATTATCAACAATATCACGTGCAACTTGATTTGGATCTTCATCAGCACCTACACGAATTTGCAACGTACGATCTAATTGTTCTTTTAATTCTTGTAGAATCAAAATAACCTTATCGCCCATACCTTCAATATGATTGTAGGGCCACTTATTGGCTAATTCTGTAGTTTGTGAAATTGGAGTACGTCTGATTAAAATAACCTTATGAGTTACCGATAATGGGTCACCAATACTTGGATACGTTAAAGTTTTATTCTGTGCGTCGTATAAGATATTCCCTGTTTGCTCTGTTTGCCGTCCGTCTCCATCAACTAGAATAAGGTTAATGTCTTTAATATTATTAAAGTCATATGGCCAAATAAAAGTCTTGTTAACCCCATCACATTGATATTGAACAACTGGATTGTTGACTTGTGGAATCACAATATCCCGCCTTTCTTTGTTGCATATAAAGAGGACTACCTGAAATTAGGTAGTCCTTACTTTTATTTTTTCTTCTTTTCCTTTTTAGATTTAAGTCGTTTATTGAACATTACAGAAAATAGCAAGTCTTCAAGTTCTGCATCAATATCAGTTAATCCGTATTTTGCTAATGTAAATATAGCATCACTAGCAGTATCACTAAATCCGACAATACGATTAGCAACCTGTCCAATAGCTCTTCCTACATCAGTAAAATCACGCTTATTACTATTAATACTTGTATAAACATCTTCTAACTTATCTATAATACTGTATGCCAACGGACCATTACCTCTTGTAAATCCACGTTCACCCATGATAAATCTCATTGCGTTACTGATTGCATCACGAACAAGAGGAATACCCATTGTAGATTGAGATACAAATTCAGATACAAAAGATTTGGCCATTTTTTCAGGATCGTCATCATCACCATTAGTAATGGCTTTTAAAACCATATTAATAACTGCTTGCATCATTAAATCCCAAAGCAGAACACTAATAAATTGTTGCCAATCTCCTCTATCTTTTAATGCATAAAATGCATCTAATTGCATGTTCCACAATGTATTTGCATAGGTATAAAACGCTGTAACAAAATTAGCAAAGGAGCCTTTACGACGTTGAATAGCTGCTTGGTCTTTTACATCGCCTGTACCAAATACATCTATAATAGCTTTATCTGCTTTTTCAATAGCCCTTTGCTCAGCCCACTCAATAGAAACACCTTCTGTTTCTATTAATCTACTTAATTCAACATCATAAATTTCTTTCCATAGTGGTATGGATAACATTAAATCTGTTTCGGCAATAATACTATAACCAAAATTATTTATAGTATCTTTAATGTCAATAGCTTGTTCTAATTTGTATCCACCTACCTGAACTCCTTTAACTGATAGTCCCTTGCCGCCAATTGATAAACCTTTACGCATATCTTTATCTAGCGTTTGAACTCGCTCACGCATCATAAATGATTTGCCAAATACAAATTCTCTTGTTTCTACATTTTTTCTTGTACCCTTTCCATATATTCCTAAGCCTGCATTTCTGAGAGCCCGGAATACAATTGAGGCACCATGTTGTTGAATTGCAACAGGGAGATTGGCAATATTTTGGATGGATACATTTAAGTTTCCGGCCATGACGGCAGCACCCGCATTACGTTTTAATATCGAAATCCAGTTATCTAATTCACTTAGTCGAGATACTTCGGATGCCCATTGATCACGAACCCACTGTTTCATGTATTGATATGTATCACTACCGAACTTATTTGTTATGTAATCAGCCAATTCTTTATTAGATAATAATCGATTGACATCAATTACAGGTTGACGCATTGTTATATGATTAACAGCCTCAGTAAGTGCTTTAGGAATAACGTCAAAATCTAACAATAATTGCTTACCTTGTACAACATTCATTCTTGATTTTGTTGCGCTCATACCAAATCCAAATACGGCATTGCTACTCATCATTTGCATTGCAACATCTTCTACTTGTTGATTGCTTGATTTACTACTTGTTTTAGGGTCATACACAATTGGATAATACTGACCATCAATAGTCCTACCACCAATAGTAAATGTAATGCCTTCTTCCTTTTTTAATGGATTCCCATATAACTCTTCTTGAACTTTGCTACGTTCCTTATAGAATGAATTAATATGATCCCATGTCTTAATGATAAATTCCCAGTCTTTATCATTTAATACTTCTTGAAATAAACGTTCCATTTCTACTTCATTACAATTAGCAGTAGCCATAGCTCGTTGTCGATTGTTTTGTGTCCCCCAATTGAGTGCTAGTACAATTACTTTTTCCTTAGTTAATCCATATAAATCACCAACCTGATATCCTCTAATATTTCGAATATCATTTAATTCTCGTTTAGAATATATTGCAATATCTTTTGCCATACGGAGAGTAGCCGATTCAATCCGTTCATTAAATTGTTGCTTTGCTCGATTAATTGTATCGTAGATATAAGTTTCAGCCGGCCCACCTTTACCACCATCCAGACGTCTAAGGATTGTTTTCATTTGAGTTAATTCCAACATCCCATTAGCAAATTTACCAAGCGTAGCATCTAAAAAGCTTTTATTATTCTCTTTATTAATTGTACTTTCAGTAATTTTGCCAAATATATTACTTGCAGTGGTTAGTATGTCTAACGCTGCATCAGTAGATGAAACCATATCGCCTTTATTATTTTTTAAACTAACCCCATCATAATCACGTTTACCACTTTTATAAATCCCCGTCATTAATTCTTCTAAGGAATTTAATTGTGATACAGTTAGATTTTTGAATGCTAACGGCACTTCGCTATTAAATGTTTGAATAATCCAATTATCAAATCTAAATGATGTTTCTACGTTTAGTAAATCCGCATCAGGATCTAATGCATTAATAACAGCATTCATATTGAAGCCGTCTACTGGCTCTAGTCCGTCATACTTAGTTAACCCCATTTGGTAAGCCATGTGAGCATAAAAGTATCTCATATTAGGCTCAATAGCGATAGGATTTTTAGGCCGTGTCATCCTATTTAGATTATCAAGTAACTTGGTTCTTAACTTTTTAATACGGAGTGCATTATCAAACGCAACACGAGCTCGAGCTTGATTTAGAAGTTGTAACTGTTTAGCTTGTAGTGCCTCTTCCAGTTTATTGACCGCCAATGCTCTGTCAGCACGTTTACCTTCACGAATAGCTTGGTTTTGATATTTCTTATACTGGCTAGCTTGGGATAAGGTCAAATCGCCCAATTCCTGTTTAGCACGGTTCATATAGTCACTGATTACACCTATTCCACTATCTCGAATTGCACGTACGTTATCAATGCGGTCTTGAAGTAAGTCTTTTAATTGTTCGATACGTTCTTGTGAGCTTAATGATTGATTGTCTAATCTCATTAACATACGTTCTTCTAATCGCTCTTTTTGTTCGATTATTCTATCAAGTCGATTCGTTACAATTGTCAGACGTTTACTTAACTCATTCTTTTCATCTTTAAGTTCAGATTGATTTTTACTTGCTTGCTCCTGTAATTCTTTTTGTTGTTCTTTTAATCGCTCTATTTCATCATTAGCTTTATCTAATTCTTTAGAAACAGAACCAAGCTCTTTATCAACCTTTGCTTTTTCTTTACGAAGTTTTTGCTCTTTTGTTAACTCTTTTTCGATTATTTCTAACTCAGATTCGATTGTTTCTGAATTAGGGTCAAGTCGATTTAACTTATCGAGTAATTCCCAATTGTTAGCAAGGTCACGATTGGTTTGTGATTTGATGATTTTGGCTTCCTCTTCAGTCAATTTCATTTGACCATCAGAAGATAGTATCCATTCTTCAGCAATTTCTTCATTAGATTTCCCGACATTGTTGACCTCAACAAATTCGTGTTCAGCAGATTCCATGGCTTGATTAACAGCTTCATCAAATGTAAACCCAGTTTGTTCACGTTCAGCAGTTTCTAATTCTTTTAGCGTACCATATCGAGTATTCTTTAATGCATTAGCACCAACCGCATTATACCGTTGATGATCTTTATATATTGGATACTGCTCCATTAAACGCTTTTCAATATCAACTTGAATAGAATCTTTTTCATCGTTCCATTCTTTGATTGGGCGACTTTCTAATTCCTTCATATACCGCTTCATAACACGCTCTTTCGCCATTTCCCCGACGTCGGCAATATAGCCTTGAACCTTTGCTTGTTCAGCTTCATCGAGCTGTTTAAATAACTTGCTAGATTTAAATTGTTCAAGTGCCTGTTCTTTTGTATAGGAATCTATATCTTCTTGGGTAGCGATCATACGTGCCATGATATCTTGTATTTCCTTAGGTGGCAATCCGCCTAGTCGTGTCACCGCACGATAGATACGAGTTAACCACTTCGAGAACATGCGAAATACACGCTGCAATCCTTTAGTAGGTGCGTTACCTTCACGTAAATAAGCTTCCCATCCACGAGCAAATTTTTCATGTGCCTTTGTGTTGTCAGCACCTTGCGCATCGTCCCATTCAGACCACTCTTTCAACTTGTTCCAATCCGTTACAAGTTGCTCTGGAGCGTTTTCCATTTCAGCTAGGTTTTTAATGTCATCAAAGAATACGTGACCCATTTCATGGAGAAATGTTGACCGGTCAGCCGTTTTGAAGATTTGAATAAGGCGGTCAGTAGGACTATTAATTTGCGTCATACCGTTGATGGATTGATTGTACTTTTCAATGACTTTGATTGCCTTATCATCGAATACTACATAGCATCGTCCATCTTGCGCTCCAATATAAGTAATGCCTTTAATTCCATACTCATTAAGATGTTCTGATGCTTGTTTTGCACCACCTAACGCTTTAGATAATGCCATATAAAAATCTCTACCATTTATGCCACCATCATTCAATAGTGTAGAAAAATCATTTTTATACTTGCCCCAATAAACTTCCCTATACTTTTTGCCAGCCATACCAGTTTCTTTAAAAGCATTAAACCACATAGTATCAAGTTGATTTTTTATATCTTTTATACTATCGGGGTTTTCTTTTAATGCCTTTAAATCGATATTGTATTTTTCGGACAATCTATTTAGGTTTCTTTGTGTAATCGTATTAAGATCTTCTTTAAGAAATTTATCAAGGTATTCATCTTTGAGTAAACGGTATTCATCATCTAGTTGATCAAACTTACTTCCTAACTCATCAATTTCTTTTTTTGCATAATGGTTAAATAAAGGACTATTTGTATATTCATTGATAAATACTTCTTTTTCTTGTTCTGGTAATGCATTAATTGCTGCATTTAGATTTTGTTTTGTTTCTTTACTTAAAATATTTAATGACTGTTGTTCATCAATCATTGTTTTAGTATCTGGCACATCAACTTTAAATAATGTGCCTTTATCAACGTCATGAATTAAAGATAATTCACGTCTATACAAATCAGATACTTTCTTATCTTTAGCAAAATATAAGCCCCAACCATGTACTTGATTGCCCTCACCACTACCGATAGCGCCTAAATCAAACTCATCAAAATCATGTGGTGAACCATGCCATGCAGCTTGATAGTATTGATAATTATGTTGTTTTCGGAGCTTGTCTAAATCTTTTTCGTTTGGTATACTTACATTAAAGAAGTCACTAATGTGGTATTTCGCTTGGGGCAATGAGAGCCCCTCTGCCAGATACCAATTAGTGACTTTTTGTTCGTTTATATATAACGGCGTACCAAACTCAGGATTTTCCAAGTAATCTTGATACCATTTATTCTCTACCGTATCTTTTGTATACACACTATTAACCAAGCTATACACAATCGTATTATTACGCTTGGTTTTATTTAATTGCATTGGAATTACAATATTTAAGCCGTTATCTGCTTTCATTTCCGCCATAACCACAATACTATCTTTTACCGTACTTGATTTAAAAATGGCAACAGGGTCAACTAATGCAAAAGGAAGTTGTTCCAATTCGTTTAGCGTAATTTCCGGGTGCTTTTCTTGTATATCCGCAATTTTAGATTGTTTAATTACAACGTCGTAGTCAAGACCTCCAATCATTTGTAATACTAATGGTGTGTCCATTATCTTAACAAATGCATTGGATTTAGGATTATATTCTTTTAATGTGTGAACCCATTCCGCTTGGTCTTTTGCCAATTTGACATCGCTTTGTTTAACTTGATTTAATCCTTTTTGCCCTTTTAGTTCGCCTTTCATATCAATACGAACAGTATTAAAATAATCCATAGCCGTATAGTTACCACGTCCTGCACGTCGCATAATATCTGCCATAACATCAGCATGTTGTGCCATGAGTAAGGCATTAGCTTCCGCCGTATTACGTTGTTTACGATCTACAGTTTCATCACTCATTATGGATTTAAGTGATTGATATACTTCATAACCAGATTTAGATAGTTGCATACGTAAAGCGATGTCATTATCTGCAAGTTCAAACAGCTTATCTCGCATAGATTCTAGCGATTCAATTTGTTTGAGCGTATGTTCCATGTCAGCATAATGGGCTCCTGCTTGATTAAGTGCTTCAGGATTATCTGCTAATGCACTTTGAGTACGAGCAAGGCTAGATTGATACGCCATTCGTCTACGCTCTGAATTAGAACGTGGTGGCTTATTTTCGCCTAACCATGTAGGATTTACACCGCTAGTACGTGCGGTTTCTAAATCAGTGTCCATAGCATCAAAATCGCTTGTATACTGCTCTCGGTATTGCTCGGTTAATTCCTTGTACACATTATTAAATGTTTGTTTAATATGTGTCGGATCCGCAAGAACCACATCAAGCATTTCCTTGTCTACATCGGATACTTCATCAAAGTAGGAACGAATAATATCACTCTTAACACGCTCTGCACGCTTTTCGGTATCATCCTTAACAATGTCTTTCATAGCATGGACTTCTTCTTTTGCACGTTCAAGAGTTTTCATTGAAAGACCACCACGAGTAAAGTAAGAGGATTCTTCCAATGCCTTAACTGTTTCTTCAGATAAGCCACCGCTTAATTGCGCATAAGAACCGATAGGAATTTCAATCGGAGCATCAGCCGTAATCGCTTTAGATACTTCTTCTTGTGTTACCAATCCTGCATCTACCATATTACGGATAGCCGCTTGACCTTCAGCAGTTTCAGCCATTTCATTGACATTAACATAAGCGGTAGATACGCCTATATTATCCCCCTGAGCTTGTACGATTTTACCGTATAACTCAGGGTTTTCTTTTGCCAAATTGTTAGCCGCAGCATCGTTTTTAAGGTTCTGCATAATAACATGTCCGTTACGGTTTTGCTCTTCCATAACAGCCATATGTTGTTCTTCCGGTGATAATTTTTGAAAGTCTTTAAAAGCTTTCATGGTGCGTACACCGCTAATACCGCCGCCAATCATGCCAAGACCTACTACAGCAGGTAATGCTTGCCACATGGCCTCACCAGCCCCGACGAACATATCGCCTACAGAATAGTTGCCTTCCGGATCATTCGATTTACGATATAAGTTATGTTGGAGTTTTTCATTAACGTCCTGCAACCCTTCTTCGAATAGTTCGGGAACACCTGCTTTGATAGAACTCTTGACTACCTGTGCCGCAGTAACACCAATACCACGATTGAATGTTTCGGCCGCATTAGTAGTCCCTCGTGAAATAGCACTAGCAAGGGCCGATTTAGGAGCGATTTTAGTTGCCGCTTTACCAATGGCCCGAGTGGCTACAAATTCAATGCCGGCATCAACAGCAGCGAACGACATAGCGTATTTCTTTGCTTCATCATCCGAATATACTCGGTTACCACTCGCATCTTTCTTGTTGATAAGCTCTAGGTACTTACTTCCGAATGACATTTGATACATTTGTTCTGCCATACCTACTTGTATACCAGTTTTCAAACCAACTAATGCACCCGGAATAGCACCCTCACCACCAACTGGCGCAGTAGCAGCAGCACCAGCAGCTGCACCTAATGCCATACCTTCTGCAGCACGATTTGAACCTTTGATAGCATGTACAGCCATCATATACCCTTGCGCTGCAGTTTCTCCAATAACAGCTTCTAAAATACTGTTGCCATCAGACTGTCTATATTTAGATAAATTTTCATCTAACCGATTAATTTCTGCTGTTAATTCAGCAATTTTATTAGGATCGTTTTCCTGAGATAATTTATACCCGGCTTGGGCGCGTAAGATTTGATCGTTCATAGACCAAACATTCTGTTGTAACGCATCGAATACACCGTGAGTATTATTAATGGATTCAAGATTGCGTAAAGCGGTAATAGCTTCTGCAGAACTTTTATAATTTATGGTATTAAGTTCTGGATACATATCACGGATTTCTTGAATTGTTTTTCCTCTATCCATTTGTGCGGCAGCCAATTCAGCACGTCTGATACCTTCTTGGCCACTTGCCATAATTAAATCCGGATTTATACCTAGCTTTTCACCGCTATCAATAGCAGACCGGCTCCAATCCTCTTTATTCCATAGATAGATTTGTTCGGCCCGATGCATAGCCGGCTGTAATATTTCGCTAGCCTTATTTACAAAGTTTTCGCTTTGTTCAGGCGTTACGTCGGTTTGTGCCAATGCATTTAAGCTATTAGTATCTACTGTAGCTTGCGATGGGTCCTTATGCAACCAATTATTAAATCCACTGGCGGCATTACTTATAGCTTTACCGTATGAATTGTCTGTGGTCTCTTGTTGTATAGCACCTTCAAATGGTGTATGTGCTTTGGATTGAATACCGAAAGTACCATTTGTTGCTTGTTCAGGTGTGATTTTATAATTACTCATTATTGCCCTAACCTTTCCGCCAATTCTTCAGGTGTAATTGTATGTGTATCTCCGCTACTATCTTTATAAACATAATAAGGTTGTCCATCATCACCTGTAGTATTGTATAGCCCATACATACCGTTAGCAGCCAATTGAGCATTTGTATATTTAACGGCAGAACCTTTACCGCCAAAGAAATTTGCCATTTTCCCCGCACCCCAGAACTCACCTGTTTTAGTGGATGCAATTGCCTGTTGTGCCACTTCTTCTGCGCCCCATTGCGCCATTTGTGCAGGTGACGGATCATACCCATTCTTTTCTCTGAACTCTTGAACCTTTGGATATACAGCAGCAGATACGCCTTGCCATTCAACACCATCAATCTTCCTACCGGCTAGACTTTCTATGCTACTTTTCATACCTTTCATATTAGGAGAGTATTTGCCAGTACCATTAGCGTACTCATCAAATTCCTTATTAATTTGCGATAATTGTTGAGGATTAAAATATACGCCCATTTGACCGATAAAATCATTTAGGTCATCCATGCTTTTAAATTGACCGTTAGCAATAGCTGTTTTCACACCTAGTACATTTACCTCTTTAGCCTGTGATGCTTTTGCTGCCGCTTTATTAACTGCTATTTGCGCTTGATTCAATTGACCTTGCATAGCTCTTGCATATTCAGGATGAGTAGCAGCATAATCTTGTCGAATCTTTAACGCCGTTATATCGGTTCCGCCGTTTTTAGCATCAGCAGCAACCATTTGTTCTACCTCAGCTTTTTGATTTTCTAATGCCACAGCACGACTATGTGCAATTTGTTGCAATTGAGTAGCGACATTACGTTGAATCATTTCTTTACGCTGTTGAGCCTGTGCGGGAGTTTCCGCTTGTGCCTGCCCATTAAATAGACGTGATTTAACTTCTTGTATATATTGGCGAACACTAGGTTCATCACCATTTCCTTGTGGTGCATCCCATGAATAATGATTTCCATCGCTATCGATGGCATCCGGTGCACCGTCCTTCCAACGTTGCCCATTCACAGGTCCCGCATACCATGCAGCAAAGGCGCCTTCAACCCCGTATTTCTGTGCGTACTCACCTAATTTGAATGCGGCAACTTTCTTTTGTGCTTCCGGGTCAGACATATCGGCCCCCGGAATACCTGCTTGTTCGCTCCATTCAGGCCAATTACTTGGTAAAATTTGGAATAAACCATAAGCACCTGTTCGACCATTAACAGCGCTAGCATCACCACCGCTTTCCTGTCCCATTACAGCCGCTTTTAAATTTTCGACAGTCGCCTCACCAGTACTACCCGCAACTTTACCAAATCCACTTTCGAACAATTTATTGGTAACTTTATTCAAAAGGTCTGGATCATACGGGTCAAATTCACCAATGACATCGCGAATAGTTTTTTCATTCCCTGTTGCCAATACCATACTTGCTTTTCGTACCTTTTGCCGGTACCCCATGATTTCCTTTTCGTCAATCAATCCGGATTGGGCGACGGCGTTAATCATCTTATTTGCACCGTCTAAATCATCATCAGAGATTTTCTTTTCAATCATGGTAACTGCAGTATCTTGCTGTGCCTTTTTAACTTGAAGATTAATCGTATTATCGTCATATCCAAGATTAGCAAGTTGAGCATGAACGCTACCGCTTATTTGTTGCATAGTTTGTCCAAATGAATCAGGATTGCTGTTTACAACGCCGTTATTAGCGATGTTTTGAATGCTCATATTCAACGCCTTCATGGCACTATCCTCATATTGGCCACGAACATATCGATTAATTGTATTTATTGTATTTATTCTGTCGTTATCAACAATTTTGTTAAATGCATTAATCGAATCTGTCATCTTAAAATGATATTTTCTAAGAATTCCATTTCGTTTAACAGATTCAATCTCGCTGTAATCAGTAGGAATATTTAATGCATTTTCTCCTTTACGGTTCATAAGACCATTGTCAGGGTCATACATAGCTTGATTCATGGCTTCTGTATATTCATTAGCTGCATTCACTACGTCTACCAATTCTTTTTGCTTTTGGATTTGTAACATAGTTGAGCCTAAATCGCCAATCGCTTTACCAAGGCTTGATAATCCTTGCTGATTACCACCATATGCCATTTCATTTCCGGTAGCTTGTGTACCACCTTGAATTGTATTTAATTTTTGGGTTGGATCATAATTAACAAATTTCATATCCTACCTCATTTTGTAATCACGCTTAACTGTTACCACAGGTCCCTTATCCGTATATCCAGTAGGGTCACCGCCGTATGTAGTCTTCATTTTAGGTTTGGCATATTGTTGTTTAAGACCATACATAGATGATGCAGCACCAAGAATACTACCTACCATTGCCAAATTGCCTTGACGTCGTGCATTCTTAGCGGAAGCACGTGCGGCGCTAGCTTCATTCTGATAGTTCATGCCATTCAAATACTCGTTATAAATGGCATTATTCTTATTTTGTTCCCAATTATAGATGTCTTTGTTGTATTCATCATAACTAGATGCCATTAACTGTAATGGGGACCCTGCCATTTGCAATCCGCCTGCCCCTGCTTCAGCGGCATTCGTTCCAGCTACAAGTCGCATGCGATTATCCATTTTGTCACGCTCTTGTAATTGTTGCATGGCAATTTGTTCTTGCTTGCGGTCAGATATTCGCTTATTAGCTTCTGCAGCTTGCGCTTGGGCATTGTACATTGAAACTTGCGCTTTTGTTTGTTGATTTTGCGCAATCAATCCGACGCCAGTACTAACTGCGGTTAAGATTGCCGCTGCGGGTAAGCACATATAAAGTCCTCCTTCTTGAGAGTAAATAATTCTAAATCGCCAACCTTTACAGTTGGATGGATAACGGCCCCAATCGATTCGAGCCATCGTTTCGTTTTTATGTTAGTTGTGTGAACATAATTGAATAGCCATTCACGAGTTTCCAACCATTCAGCGATGACTTGATTGCTTAACTTGATAAAACGCATCTGCCATCGCATATCGTTTTCTAATACTTTATTGCCAAGGAAGTAAATCCCATACATTCCGTTAACTGGTTCTTTTGCAATCCCATATACGCAAATAGCCACATCATCATCTACGACGACATGGCTATCATAATCAGATTTGCAAATCTCGGAACAGAAATCTTTGAAAGGGTATAAACGGTTCACCTCTTGAACTTCTATGGCGTCTATTGCCCTTAGGTTGACTTCTAGGTCATGAATTAATTTATCTCGCCGTGTAGGCTCAATTTCGTCAATTTTATAGTCCCGGAACATCCTTTAACCCTCCCCCAATTTCAACTATGCGAGTTATCGATAATAAATTAAATGGGAATGGATCACTATGTTGAATACATATCGATGTATCAGTTGAGTAATTCACGCCCATTTTAGGTAATATAACAGGCTTATCACCTGTGAATAATTCATTCGGTGGTAATGTAATATCATCCATTCGGTCAAATGTGCGTCCAACCTTACCGCCAAACGATTTATAAACTCGTAATACTGCCCTTGATACGGTAGCTACACGACCTTGCAATGTTCCATCTTGCATTTGCATTTCTACAGATGGCACACGAATCTTAGAGGTAAACGGTAATCCGATTTTAATATTGCTACCACTGACGTTTAACTGTAATAAGCCATCATCTGGTACAACCACATCCGGTTGTTGTTTACCATCAATTACTACTTGCACAGTTTGACCACTCAAATGAGGAATGTTAATACTATCAATTGCATTACTCGATTTGAATTCGACATAGCAATCAAGGAATACATTCACATCATCGGAATATAAAGGTACCATACGCTCGATGCATTTTACTTTTTTGCCCTGTAATGTACGTTCAACAAGCGTATACAAGCTGTCCTGTTCGCCCTCAGACACGGATTCACAGTATAGATATTTACCATTGGTCACAAAATGTGACCAGCCGTATACTTTCTGCTCTGGAATATAGGTTAAGCAATTAATCTCCCCATCATTTCTGATGTAGTAAATAATACTGTCCGGGTCCTGCGCATACGCACTGGTGATAGTTAAATACCCTCTAACTCGAGTCTTAATAAATAACGTTAAATCTTGCCCTGTATAGTTATCAGACTCATAACTATAACCCATATCACGAACAGTGCCCCCACGTTCCTGTACAAATACGCAGCGGTTTCCGATAAATTGTGGTTCACACGATAAGGCCCCTCGTTGCGTTTGTGTTTTTAAATTACAATTGGTAGGAGTAATCGTTTTATCGCCGCTTACAATCCATTCATTACCGCTTGTAAGGATAATTAGATCATTGGCAGGTACAAGATGACGGATTTCATACATCTTACGATTAATCACCGGCAAGGTAATCGAGCTATCATCTGTAATAGTTCCCTCTACCTTTTCAACGCCAAAGTTTGGATAGTCCCCAGTTCGGCTCATCCAAATATAATTGGGGTTCTTATTGGTAGCAGCCACTACAAAGCGGTCTTGATAGAATGTACATAACTTAGGATATCCATTACTACGGCCCCAACTGCCCATCTTCCATTTAGAAGTAGCTTCGTTTTCAACAATACCATTCAAGATATTAATCTTCATGGTTTTAGCATCTACAAATTCTTTAAACTCGATAATACCCCATGTGGTATATGGCAATATAGATAAATCAACATTACATTCACCGCTTTTAATATCTGATTGAATACGTAGTTTTGCATTTGGCTCAATTTTTCCTGCATCGGTTACGTTGTAGTCATTGTTAGAGGAGTATGTACGGTAATCTTTCCAAGTCGTCCCATTATTTGTGGTAATTTGTAGTTTAACTGTACCAGTCCATGTCCCATGCGTTGTAAATTTCCAAGCTAGGTCTTGGTCTGTGGAGTAGGATTCTACATTGTAATTAATGTTGTTATACTCATTCCATTTGTGAACACCGCCCATAAAGGACTTTTTTTCCTTTTTCTCCACTACAACACCAGTATTCTTTGCATGAACAGCTGCAACAAAATAGCCTAGTTGCATTACCATGCCGACCATATCCGCATTGAATAGATCTTTACTAGAACGTACTGTATCCCCGGTTACCGTAACAGTAGAATTAACATCTGTATTAATTGTGTCGTAGGGCTGTTCAGTTAACTTGTAGGCTTCGAGTCGCCAGTCTGTGTCAGAATACCTAGATAGTGTTTGAATTGGATATTTTCCACTGCAAATGAACATAACATCGCCTGATTGGCTGCAGTTTAAATCAAACACTATATCGCTAGTGAAAGGAGTCGTAACTTCGATACCAGTATAAACACCATAATTCCACACACGAATATATTTGTCGCCAAATTCGAGCATGAAGGAATTATTCGTGTTTGTCGTAAATTCAAATAATCGTGTTGGTTTGTCGTTATATTTAACTTGCCCTACATATTGACTGCCTTGACGTTTAGCAACGGCTCCATATGGACGAATAACCACGTTTTCCGCCTCTAATAAGGCACTTTTATATTGCTCTAAGTCAAAGCGACTCGACACATCCGGCGATACCTCGCCAGTTGTAAATGCTAATTGTGAGATATAGATAGGATTACTCATTACCAATCCCTCGCTTTCACATAGCTAGATATGTAAACTGTATCTTGCTTACGTTCTTTAGCATTCATGCCTTTAGCTTCTTGAACGGCAGCTTGATACAGCTTGTACGCTTGGTCAAATAATCCTCTATCGCCAGTGAGTGGCATAGCTAATGCACTAGCCAGTTTACATTGCAACATATACAAGGATATCGAATCCCAAACATCCAAATCGGTTACATCATATATATAATCAATGAATGCCAGTGGCACATCGCTCACTATGCACTTTTTGTTATTTCCAATATTAAATATGTTGTATTCCGGTTGCGATTCCGCATGAAAGCGATCGCCTTGTGGAATAACACCTAAAATGCGGATACAATTTTCAGGATACGCATATACATAGTTCCACCCATTAATTTTATGAGCGGACAATACCAATCTTTCATTTTTGCGAGCAAAATTCCATTCAAATTGTCGCAATACCAACTGTCTAGTTGGTTCATATTGCATACGGCATTGGCGACCTTGCTCAGTTTCTTCTTCGAGTGAATAAAGCAATCCTGCGTTAATTAATGCAAGTGCTTGATTGCAGATATCAGTAGGTGTCATATTTCCCCCTATATGGTAATAGAGGGATGCATAAGCACCCCTCATATTGTCACTTATTCTTCCGTAGTATCGGTTTTCTTTTTGTTTGTTTTCTTAGGCTTTTCATTGCCAGTATTTTCATCTGGTGGGTTTTCATTGCCGGTATTTTCATCAGATGGATTTTTGTCACCCGGTTCTGTTTCATTGCCCGGTTCTTTATCTTTAGGCTTTACGTTTCCTACAAATTCAAAACAATCTTTTCCGAAATCATTGATCACATCTTCTGGAATATCAATTGTTTCGCCTTTATCAACAAGGCCGTGCATCGTTAGATACATTTTTTGTTTAGTTGTTACTAACATTGTTACACCACCTTATCGAGCAAGATTCGCATCAAATGTAAGGAATGCAGTAATTGTACCCGCAGTCATATTGTTAGCGTTGATGCGAATAAACTTTTTCGCACCAGCCGGAATACGCATTACACGTTCTTCGCCTGCTTTAGCATTAGCAGGAAGTGTAATGCCGGTCAACAATTTAGCATCAGCCATATTTTCTTTATCGGAGGTATAGACATTGAATAAACCTGTACCGGTTACGTCTGCATCAATACGAATGACAAGCCAAGGAGCGACAACAGCGTCGCCCCCTTCACCATTAATAACAACATCAGAGTTTGTATTAGCTGTAATAGCCTTTTTCCAGAAAAATACATTTTCTTTATCGATCATCATAACTTGGTTACCCCCTATTATTTAACTTGTTGCTCACCAATAATTAATGCATCAGTACGACGTACTGGGATGCCATTGAAATCAACGACGATTTTGCCCGGCTCTTGACCTGCTGCAGTTTGATATTGATGACCTTTGTTAAGTTGTTTACGTAAGAAACCACGAACAGTTTTGTTCATGTACCATACTGGACGACCCATACCAAGGTTAGGGATTTTTTCTTCCGCATCAATCATCAAGTTGATAATGTCAGCACCTGCAGATGCATCTTTTGTAAGTTTAGATACATCAATGTTCGCAATACGAACAGCATAACGCCAATCACGTACTGTTAAGCCTAAATCCCAAGAATAGTGAGTTTGGTATGCTTTATACTTCTTGCCTTCGCCGTCAAGTGCATCAACTACACCATCATTTTCCATTGTGAAGCCAGCTTTGCCACCTTTAGGATAGAAGCCATACATAGTATTAGGGCCCCATACACAAAGCCAAATTGAAGTTAATTGATTACCGGTACCGCCCGCATCGATAAGATTTTCCGCGGAGCGAGCAGTCTTATCGTTATAACGTGGCGCCAAGCCGATAAACTTTTCAGGTTCAGATTTAGAACCGTAGAACAAAGTAGATGCCATTTCTTGGTTCATAGATTCCAAGAATGCGCGATCTTCTTGCAAACGGAATTCAGCAGCGTTATTTGCAATGTCTACCAATTTACGGTCAACAACCGCGTATGCTTCAAGCATACCGCAGGCATCCGTAATTTGAGCTGTTTTGGATTTATCTTGATTTACACCGCTGTTAAATAAGCGCCAAGTTGGGATTGGCAAGCCAGTACGAATAGTAGTCATATTACCAGTTTGAAGATTACCTTCAAGCATTGTCATATCTGTTAAAACTTCATTGGTTTGGTTCATCATTTCAACGATTTTGTCGAGATGACCATCGCCTTTTACACGTTGTGCTACATCGAGCAAAGTAGGATTTAATGTTCCAATTGCCATTTAATTTCTCCTTATTTTTTCTTCATGTCACTATAAATAGATTCAGCCAATTGTTGTTCAGTTGTAATTTCATGACTGCCTTTAGAATTGCCCACGCCCGGGTCTTCCTGAACCATTTCACCAACGGCAGCAAATACCTTAATCATGTTGATATTGTTGTCGATATGACTATCAACAAGTAATTGACGTAATTCCGGTACCGCTTTAGTTAGCGCTTCGATGCCTTTACCTGCAAGAGCTACAGTTTCATCGAATTTGCCGCCTAATTCCTTTTTGGCGTGTTCATAATCCGCTTGTTGTTTATCAACGATCGCTTGTTCTTGCTGTTCTTGATAAGCAGTCAAGATGTTCTGTGCATATTGACTACCGAACTTGGCTAGCTCAACAGCCTGTTCCTGCGTTGCGCCGACTTGATTTAGTAATTTACTAAAATCAGCAGATACAGTTTCATCAAGTTCAGTACCTTCAGGGAATACATCCTTGAAGTCATAAACCGTTGGTTCAGCAGGTGGCGTATTATCACCGCCTAGTACAGATGGATTATTACCTTCACCATCTGGTTTAGCAGGTGGTTCAGTAGGTGGCGTAGGATTGTTTTGGTCCGGATTCGCGCCCGGTTCATTGCCAGTCATGCTATTGTTAGCTCCCATATTTTCTTCAGCCATTTTGTTTCTCCTTTTCGACTAAATTATTAAAATATTCTTGTTGCCCAATATATTCGAGCTGCGCTTGGTGGTACTGCTTAACGCCATCGACGCCTAATTTGTTTAGGTCACCATGGAATAACAGCCCTACCTTGCGTTTTCCTTCGTTGAAATATGTTTCACTGTTGCCAGTAAACGATTGCTTTAATATGCCCGAGCGATCCATCAGGCGACAAAAAAACCACCTACCTAGCTCTGTGCTAAGTACGTGGTTAAGCGCCTGCATATCTCGCTCTTGCATATAATCTTTAATTGTTTTCATCTAAACACCGTCCATTCCTAGCCAACTCTGTAATGCAGGGTTTCCGTCATTGGCGGCGTCTGTTGCTTGCTTAGCTGCTTGCGCCATTCCCGGAGCAAGTTGAGCTGCTTGCATAAGTTGTTGTTGCTGTTCCTGTTCAGCTTGAGCCTGTGCTTGTTGCGCCAAGATTTCTTGATATTCGTCATCCGAGCGAATAATCTTAGCCGGAACACCGAGATTTACACCGTATGTATTAGCCGCTTCCTCAAAATTAAACTTATTGACGATATTAGGATTAGCTTGTGCCAAACTCATGATGAATGCAAAATACTGTTCGATATTCACCAAGGAACTCATCTTTTGCGCTTGGGCCAACGGCGAGATGTATTCTATCTTAACTTCTTGACCGTTTAATTGGTCTAAGAGTTCCTCATCCTCAACAGGTGGAAATACACCGGCACGATCTAAGACGGAATACACACGTTCAATAATTGGATTCAAGAATTCAGATAGCAACCGTTCAACAACAGGGCCTAATTGCTGTAATTTTTCTTGAGTGCGTTCCATAACTTCACGAGCCGTCATCTGACCCTTGTCGATTTGGTCTAACATCAAGAATAAATCCGCACTATAGGCTCTCTTGATTGAATCTTCTGTTACTGCAATCTTGTTTTGAATATCTTGCAAATTAGACTGAACTGCAAACATCGGTTCAACCTTATGTTGACCCTCAATCTCTGTAATGCCACCCGGATACAAGTTAACCGTACTAATTACATCAGATGGTGCTTGCATAGGGGGCTTAACACCTAACTCAACGGCTGTCAGATAATCAAACTCCAATTTCTGTAGCATTTGTGAATCTGGTTGAGCAAACCATGCTGCGCCCTTACCGTAACCATTCAAGTCCATTGACGTATGTCGAGCAATAGGAATTGGCCACTCTTCAAAGCCGCCATGATACAAGACTTCATCGCTATTACTACCTTCCACCCAGTAGATGGACGAATATGGCATATTGCGACGCCCTAACTTATCCTTACGATCATTGTTAGGCTCAACCAACCAATTGACTGTGAATGACTGTTGCAAGCTATTGCCATTGTCGTAAATATTCTTAACGTTATCTGGGCAGTTATCATACCCAAACTGCTCGACAATCTGATCTACTGTCATTTTGTATTTACGACCAAAGATATTTACGGTTTCCTTGCTGTTAGTGCTAATGGCATAGGTCCCAATCGGATACGATGTGAAACGAACGCCGGATTCACTATCGGCAAATATCCCCATAGGTGCTTGGCCCATTGTCAGTTCCATGTAAACTTGGTGAACTACGCTGTAGAAATTGGATTTAGCAAGGACCGCATACAAGATTTCCTCTCGTTCATCCAATAATTCCGCAACTTGGCTATTCGCTGCTACGTCGATGTTTTCCATCGTTAGCTTAAACCACTTACGGCTCGGAGGCGTTAAGCCGCTCATGACGCCACTGGCGAATATCTGGCAGGATTCCCAAGCTACAGGATTTAGGATTTTACCGTTGTAAGGTTCCGACTGGTCCTCTTCACCATCAAATTGACCAATAAATGGTAACTGATAGTCACGCAACTGCTTCCACTTATTAATGTATCGTTGTTGCGCATTAAATAGTTGCGAAAACTTCTTTCTCAACTTCGTATAATCACGCCTAACAGGCTTAACAACACTTTCCGTAGGTTGTCTAGCTAGTAAAGATTCCATTTCCGCCATGCTATCCCCCTAAAATTGATTTCTGACCGCTCGCAGTCGGACCTAAGATAGTAGATTCAAAGCCACGTTTGAACTTGCGTTTAGTTTCTGCCATTTCCTCACCAGTTTGATTGCTCATATTCGTTTGAACGGTTGGAGCTGGAGCAGGTGGTGTATAGTTAGCAGATGCACCTTTCATACACATCTCAATTCCTCACTTTCTACAATTAAAAAGGATTGTAACTCGTGTTAGCCACAATCCTGTTGCCTGTTTCGCTTTTTTTAACGACGCGCGCCGCAAACGTCAAGGCGAGGGCGTCCCCTTTGTTCGGAGATGGTAACCCTCGGTCTTTCATATCTTTTTTACTTTCAAGCTGAATGCGACCATTCTTATCAATGATTGCTTCCGGCCCTACAATGTCATCATAAAGTGCTTGGTCATTAGGTGGGATCGAACCACCTTCACGAAGCCATTCTTTCATCTGTCCCCACATATAGGCTCTCATGTTAAGATACACAGGGTCATTACTCTTACCGCCAAACTCAATTAACCGCCATTTACGGCCTAATTGCTTTCCGATACTATAGATACCTGTTCCATATCCCATATCAATGAATACGGCATCAGATTTGTATTCGTCCTCGAATTGTGCGATGAGTTGAGCCATGCGCCAGTCATCATCATTCTTAGGAATCGATGCGAGTGGCTTCATATAGTAGCCTTGACGCATTACTATTTCTAAGGAATCTGAACCAGTCCACGCAGGATCCACACCAATGATTACCGGTAAATGGTCAAATGCTCCAGGCTTATAAGATTGCTTTTGTGCCTTATCCGCAATTTCAGTAGAGATAAACTGCAAATCTGATGCGGAAGGAAACACACCACGAACACGAATTTTTACAAAGTCAGAATCTTCACCATAAGCATCAACCCATTGTTGCAATTGTGCTTTATTGGATATTTTCACTGTACGGCTATCAATCTGATATGTTTTCCAGTAGTCTCTGTATTTTCTAAAACATTCACGGAACCTTCCACTATTTCGAGTAGGATTACCAAAGACACACCAAAGAATTTCCGTATTGGAATCCGTAAGAGCCCCTTCAGTAACTTCCCAAATCTTATCAGAGATAGCAGAGGCTTCATCAAAAATAACCAATATTCTATTTCCTTGATTATGAAGGCCTGCGAATGCTTCCGGGTTTGAATCACTCCAAGGAATAGCATCTATACGCCAAGTTTTCTCATATTTTTTATCACTGCAAAATATTGCTGTTGCCGTGTAAGTAAATAGTTCTTTACCAACAAACATGTTGTACCACTTGCCAAGTTCCGCCCATGTTTTAGATCTTAACTGTGTATCCGTGTTTGCCGTTACAACGCCACGAGTATTTTCATGAGTAGCTATTGCAAATATAATAAGCCATGATACATCGGCAGATTTACCGATACCATGGCCAGATGCGTGAGCAGTACGAATTGCAGTCTGTAAAGACTTACCTTTTTTTAATTGTTCACCTAGATATTTTAAATGTTCTCGCTGCCATTCATCAGGCCCTTCCATATTCTCTAACGGCGTTCCCGGCTCTCCCCAAGGAAAGGCAAAATACACAAACCCCAAGGGGTCATCAGCAAATGATGCAAGTGCGTCAATCAGCTGTGCTTTGTTGTACTTCATTAGATCTACTCCGTGCTTTTTTCATGCGGTCAGAAATATCAATTTCTACTTCTGCAGATAATTTCACCTTATCAGTAAATAGCATATGTCTTTTACCTAATAGTTCAGCTGCTTTAGTTTTATCGGCGACTGATACATCTAAACCAAACGCATCTTTTTCTTCGCCACGCACAACCCTAGTCAAGTATTCCAGCACTTCATCAGCCGTTGCGATTGTGTCTTTGCTGCGTTCGCTCATGATTGCATCTATATATTGGCGCACCTTAGGTTTTCTTAGCATTTTGCTAGCCGTTACACTTGCCGTCTTTTCCGAATATCCAGCAGTAATTGCACTTTGTGTTCCATTGGTGGTCTTAACGTATTCATCAGCGAATATGCGTTCTTTTTTATTTAGTTTTTGTGCTAATTCTTCTATATTCGTCAATGTTACTCACCACCTTTATATGTCTTAACTAAAAATAGCAGTACTTCATGTTGCTTAGTACTGCTATACTCACTTTCTTTTTTATAGAGTTGTCCTTGTTTAAAGGTCTTACCCTTTTTGTACTTTTCAGGAAATGTTAGTTTGTACTCTTCCTCTGTGTACATTCGACTTACTATGTATACCTTACAAGGCTTATCGAATTTGCTCCATGATTGTCTTGTGTCTACTACATATCGTCTACCATTCATCCGTAATGCGGTTAATAGCTTTCTTATCGTTGGTTGGTAATTCACATCCAACACCACACAATGGCCATTGCAATTAATATCGCACACATAATAGCTAAATAATCAATGATAGTCAGTAAGCTATCTCCATGATGCTCATAAGCATATTTTGCCTTAGCTTGTAGTTCTTTATTTTTTAAGTCCTTTGCTGCTTGCTTGAATAGCTTTCTATCTTCAAAGAATTGTTTGATTGCTTTAATCATTTCAGCACTTCGCCACCTTTCCTTTTTAACTTGCCATGTGATCTAACACATAAACCACATAAATTTTTACTTGCACTACCATGTGTAATATATGTTTGACACCTGCCGTTGTATTCAATTGTTTTGGCAGTACATATGCCGTGCTTGTCATTGTTTAGACAATGTTTTCTATCGCAATGTATCTGTGTCATTCTTACACCCCTCTGATAGATTTATACAAAAAATGAGATATATCCACGTAGATATACCTCATTATGTGATAGTTTTATTCATTTTGATTGTATTAATCACTCAAAACTAGGTGCGTTGTTGATGACATGACAATGTATGCTATTGAGTTCAACTATGAAAAAACAAAGTTAAAAATAAACACACCTAGTTTTCAATGATCATTACACACTCAATACCAACAACTAACTATGATGAATCGTACTTGTGTTATGTTAAGTAACAATATAATATATGACTAATTTTGGAGGCCCAGTTAGTTGTCAGTATTCAGCATATAAAAACCAATTAGGGTAGGTTCGTATTTAAAGTCTATAAGCTATGTTGAAAATATTCGACCTACCCATATCAGTTTTGCAGTAATTTTTACAGGTTTTCTCTTAACATATACTTTAGTTGAAATTAGAAAAAAGTATTGTGTTTCACTCATTAATCAATATATGGTTGCGCTACTACTCTGTGTCCATCGATGAATTGTCCCACACCACATTTCGCCCATATACAACAAAGGCGCACTCTTATGTGGGTGCGCTTGTTGTTGTGTTTTGATTTACCTTTACAAGGAAAGAGTGAGTAAAGTCGCTTAGTGGCAACTTCTACATATATATTATACCTAATAGCAAACTATAGGTACACGGACAATCACGGACATTTACGGACATTATAGGACAAGTTTTTGCCCAAATTCCAATAATGCCTTTTGTTTGTATCTCTTCGCTTGTTTCGTAGAGTAACACCCAATCATTTTATAAGCATCTTCTGTTGTATTATTAAGTACGAACTCATAACGCAGGATAATTGCCCCTAGCTTTTCATCTAGTGCATCAATCCTAGTGATCGCATCGCACTTTAACTTTGATAATTCATCAATTCGTTTATCACGTTCTGCGACTGTATCAAGAAATCTAGCTACGCTACCCTCTAACCCTTGCGGAGTTCCACCGCCTGTTACTCTATCCTTACTGTAATCAATAGCACCTATCGATGTAAGGTTCGCTCGTAGTTGATTGATTTCTTCTTTGATAGATGCAATTTGTACATCTACTAACTTAACTGGCTGCAGATACTCAACTGCCATTTCTATTAATTTCTTTTCGTCTAGTTCGTTCAAATATTACTCACCACGCTTTTTGCATAATACATATTATATTTACATTGTGCCATTCCTTTTATTTGTTCGATTTCAGTTTTTGTTAGCCCCATTAGATTTGATGTTATCCACTGTATGTTAAGCCACCAACCTCTAAATCTGTAATATATTATAATTTCTGATCCATAATCACGCACGTTAGGAACACATTTAACATTACCACATTTAATAGCTAATTTTTCTGCATCAATCGCAACTAAACGTACCATGTATTTATACCTCTGCTAGTTTTGCATACATCCATGGAGTTACACTACCACTACGTTCACTTGACCACGATGTTGCACCATTCCCCCATGTATACACCTTATCATATTGAAAATATGCAAAATAACGCTTTTTCCAACTATTATTTTCATAATCCTTAACCAATACAGGTGTATCAACCTTTACTTTAGACCAATCAACAATACCTAATTCTTCTGCAATGCTTAAATATTGGTTTAAATTTGTTTTAGGAAGTATATCTCTAATACAACTAACCATTGCACAGTTGCGAACCAGTTCAACACTTCCAAGTTCATCAATTTTTGGTTTTTCTGTGGTTAACCAAACCTTACCACAATATTCTTCAACCAAATATCTCCAGCCATCATCATATAGCTTTTGTAACAGCCATTTCTTCCCTTGTTCATCACTAGTCATAATCTTCTACCTCTCTGTAAGTCGTTTCAAATTCACTTGCCTCATGAACTTTAATTTTGCCTTTATGATCTTTAACAATATAATTACCTTTAAAACATTCGATTATTCCATCATCTGTTGTGATTTCTAATGATGCGTTTTCATACCAATCAATACCAATTACATCACCAATAAAATCGACTATTTCCATAACGTTAGTGCCGTTATATTGCACAGCTTGAATTTCATTAACCCTTTTCTCATATCGTCTAAACACTTTCTATCCACTCTCCTTTTTCCTCATTCCATTCAAACCTAACTTCATCTTCTAAATAAAAGTTATCATCTTCATCAAAGCCATAACTTTTATCATGCTCAATGGCTTTACCTATATAGAACACAGTTTCTTCGCTCTCAAATGCAAGCTGGCATAAAAACTCAAATGCATCATGATAACTTTGAGGTGCTATGTAGAAATCGGAGTGTTCAACGTAACCACTATAGTTTTTCATGCCAACCACACGTACTAGTGTCTACAATATAGCTTTTTAATTTAGGGTTATCATCATCTAAGCCACGCACATTTTCAATTTCCGCTCTAATTTCAAGTATGTTTAAATACTCTCCCATAGTAGCCTTTTGCCTACGCAATAAATCTATAGGACAAGTTGGTTCAAAGTCCAAAGTGCCTGCATCATATTTAACAATCATTCTGTGCAGCTTGTTGTAACGATCTTTTAATTCCTTATACTCTCCTCTAAATCTAGCTTGCCATTCAGGTTCACTAATGCTTAATTCATTTTTATTTTCTTCATTCATTTTATTCACCTCTTATGATAGGGCGGATATTTCACCGCCCATATCCTAATCATCAACCAACATTAAATAATATGTGTTTAAACATGATAAGTGTCATTCCGATTAATAACGTAAAAATCCAAACGATCATACATATCAACAATGCATTGAAAAATCCATCTTTCTTACACATTCTTTATTCCTTTTCTGTAATCAATATAATTTCATCGGTGTCCAAATCAACAGATACTCTTGTTACACAAAGCAATTCATTATTAACAAGAACACTAACTCCACTTTCACTATACTTTTCATCGATTAATTCTTTAATTTCTGACCATTCCATATTATTTGCTCGCTTTCAATTTACTCATAAGTATTGTTGCTACTGCGATTTTTTTCGCATCAACACATTTATTTTCCTGTACTTCCATAACCGCCAGCACCTCTTTCTGTTTCACTTAAATCGTCAACCGCTACAACATCAATCATTGCTACTGGTACGATGATTAATTGTGCGATGCGATCACCTCTAAATATCGTGTAGTCATTACAAGATACATTCTCATATACAATACTTAGTTCACCTCGATAATCAGCATCAATAATACCTACGCTATTTGCACATCTTAGAGGTGTTTTACTCATGCTACTTCTCGGCACAAGTAACCCCATACAACCTTTTGGAATTTCAACTGCTACTCCTAAAGGTATTTTCTTTTGACTGTCAGCAGGAACTTTAATATGGAACTGAGAATACAAATCTAACCCAGCTGCATCATTACTACCTCTTGTTGGTAGTTGTGCGTATTCATTAACTAATTTCACTTTCATTTGTTCCATGTTCCTCACTCCATTCACTTTCTTTGTAGATACGGAAGAAATCATCCGCACTTAACACCACTAACCAAGGCTTATTGCTTTTCTTCCAAGCTACTATAGGCATATCGCCACTCTTTTTTGCATCATGTTCCGCCTGTTCGTATGCTTTACGCACATTTAGATTTTCAACAAACTTCACTTCTTGGTGGATGTTTGGTAAACCTACACAATCCGATGCATCACCTGTGTTTCCACAGTACTGTGCCGTTCTACGTACTTTATCGAACCCATGCGACCTACAAACATCTCGCCACATTCGTTCGCCCCTAGCACCTTTTTGTTTGCTATTTATTGGCATTAATACCCATCTCCCATAACCAACCGCACTTCCGAATTAATGAGGTTAATATCAACCACTTCAACTTCATGTAATATTCCATCTTTCGCCACACAAACCACATCAACGTTCAAATCATCATGCGTATCTATGAGTTCATGTATAAGTTCTTTAACTGTCATTTAATTACCTCATCATTTCTATTTAGCAAACTCTAATAAATTTGTTTGAATTTTAACATCACTTAATATCTTTTCTTTTGCTAATGCATACATCTTTCTATCAATTTCAAAACCATATGCACTTCGTCCTAACTCCATAGCAGCCCTCAATGTACTACCACTACCAGCTACTGGATCAATCACAACATCGCCCTCGTCTGTAAAGATTTCAATCAATCGTTTAAGTACACTTACAGGCTTTTGCGTTGGATGTATATTAGGTACTAAGTTTTTGTTATCTCGTTTCCATTCAAAGTGATCAAATATCATTTTTTTATTGTTATTAAACTTAGGAAGTTTTTCACGATACAAAACCAATGCATATTCTGTAGCACCTACAATACGCATATTCGCCTTTAAGACTTGCGCACTATAATTTTTATTGAATGTAATAGGAATGTAGTTTTTAAACCCATGTTTTTTTGCATATTCAATAACCATTGATTGTTGTTGATAACTACAAAATATAATCATGCATGGTGCTTGACCTCGTTCTTTAGGCTCTTTTTTTAACAACCGATTACAGAAATGAAAGTATTCCGCAATATTGAAGTTGTAATCAGAATTGAAGAATGCTTTACCAGCTTTTTTGCTTTCGCCGTTCTTATTATCACCGTCTACATACCACATAGGATTGCTCGCATAGGCATTGTTTCCTAGATTATATGGAATGTCAGCAATAACTAATTGTGCCTTTGGTATTCCATATCTTTTAAAATTTTGAAAATTATCATTAAATAGCTCTACTTTCACCTATTCACCCCTCTACATATTGTTCACATCGTTTTAAAATATCTTTTACTCTGCGTCCTCATCTTTTTCCCAACCAGTAATTAACACCACTTCTAAACCGTCGTTTGAATCATCGATATAATCAATTTCATACTGCTTGTATCCAACTTCAACAAAGCATTCTTGGTCAGGATAACATTTTTCCAATTTTTCAATTAATTCATGTACTTTCATTTTTAATCTCCCTTTACTATGCGCCATATGTTCGTTTCACCGCTCATTGAGTGTGCATCATATTCAAGTAGCCACTTTAAACAATGCCGCCCGTGCTTAAATCTATCTGGCTTATTTCTAGGCCCCGGACTTGCATAAGTTACCGCTTCAACCCATTCACAATGCGCTTCGTATGTATACCACGGATACATAAGACAATAGGCTTTTATGTATTGTTGTTTACGCTTCCTTTGTACTAATTCCATCTTCTACGACTTCCTCACATTCAATTAAGCACGTAATAGGTGATACAGAAACATTTGCATTTGTGGTAATATCAACAAATTTAATTGTTTGTGTATTTCCCAAATCTACATTTTGTAACGCTGAGTCATACGCTTTCATTTCTTCATCATAAAAGCAGTTATCCTTAAATGAATTTGTAAGATATCTTCTAGTTGCACCGTTCATAAATACTGTTATTTGTAACATATTTACTCCTTTACATAATCTTCAATACGATAGGCTTTTGTTTCTTGTACAACAAATGATTTGTTTTCATACCCATGACGTTTTTCCCATGCTTGGAATACTTTCGTTAGTTCTTTGCTTAATTCATCCATGTGTTCGTGTTTAACATCTTTCATGTAATCGTCTGAATATTCTGCAATTTCATCATTTAAGTTGTAATCACACACATTCCAAATCACACGTTCACCATCTACCTCAGGTACATATCGGTATGGATGACCTATTTCTATTGTTGTTTGTAATAATTCTTCTCGACTTAAAGCATCAAAATCACCGTAGTCATATTCGTTATTGACATAATCTTCGATAGCATCTTTAATGCTATCTTGTGGTTCACCAGCTACTTCATCTTCACACCAACAATATTTTGTTTCATCTTTAAGTAGCATTGTTATTTACCTCTTCAACTCTGTACATTCAATAATGCAATTTGCAGGCGATACAGAAATAAATCTTCCTCGTGTATCTGTAAAGCAAATTAATTTTTCGTACTCTAATTGCACATTTTGTATAGCACTTTCAAATGCTTTTTTATCTTCAAAAGTTTTTGTTTCATATGTGCCTGTTCCACAATTCATAACAATTGTTAATTCAACCATTTTTATCACCTCTTAGAACGGAACATTTTCATCCGTATTACTGTTTTCAAAACTATCAAAATTGCTTGGCGCGTTATCATCATTCATCAATGATGTTCCTACAAAGCCAGCTACCACTTCTGTTACATAGCGTTTCTGACCATCTGCCGTTTCATAGGAACGTGTTTGTAATCGCCCCTCTACAAACGCTCTATTGCCTTTCCTCAAATTACCAATGCTTTCACCTAGCTTTCCCCAAGCCACACAGTTGATAAAAGCAGTTTGTTCTTTCGTTTCATTTGTTGTGGAGTCAATATAGGTGTTAGTTGCTGCTACCGTAAAAGTGGCCACCGCTCGACCACTTTGGGTATAACGCACTTCTGGATCACGTGCTAAATTTCCTAAAATCTGTACTGTATTCATTCAATTCTCCTTAGTAGTAATACATTCCATTCAATGATGCCTCTGTATCATCAATGTACACATCATAATCTTCGTGAATGTGGCAATCGACTGTTGCCTCATTCCTCATGATTTCTAGCAAGTTTTCAATCTTTGTCCTTGCTTGTGCTTCATTCGTAGCCAGTACTGTAAAACTCACATTGAACGATACATTCACGCTGGTTTCAAACTCTTTTATTCTTTCTTTCATCTCATCCCCCTATAGCACTTTTTAACAATGCTTTCCCCTCATCAGATATTTCACTTTCCTCGATTATTTTTGCAACATCAACTGGTGTTTTCGCTACTTCTACCAAATTACCAGTCGAAGTCATTTCAATTTTCTTCTGACCAGCATTAAGTAATGCTCGTTCCTTTTCTGCTTTTTCCCTTGCCTTTAACAACAAGTGATTGTCTTTGATTGAATTAGATAATCTCAATCGTTCACGTTCCCTTATTTCTTGCGACTCATAGTTCCTAACAAACTGCGAACGACAAGACATTTCGTTGAAGTTATCGCCATTTTGAGGGTCAAACGATTTCCAAATCGCTTTGGCACATTGTTTTGTCAAACCCTCTAATTTGTCTAATCCCTTTTCGTAGCCATATGATCGTGCTACTTGATACACCCTTTCCCATGCATCTTGTGCAGTAGGAAGTTCCTCATGTGCATTTACATAGGCACTTAATGAGGAACACTCCTCTCTAATTTCTGCAATTGTAGGTAGAAACTTACAACGATTAATCAAATTCTCTACAGATTGTTCTAGCGTTATTGGGTTGACGTTTGAAAGCATTGATACATATAGTTTCATGCGTTCCTTTGACATATCAGTACTGTACGCTATCTGTAACATCGATAACGCTTTCACTATCTGTTGCTGATTGTTCATATTCTTCTATCAACTCCTTTACAACATTCATTGCGTCAGTCTTACTATTTTTTGATTTAACAGATTGATCATATCTGTTACGTTCCCAAGTCCTAACCGCTGCTTTCCAATCTTTCATGGAGTTCTTTCCTACTTTCCAGCCGTTGCTTTCATAGTAATCAAAAAAATGTTCAGCGTTTACATTGTTGTTGCGTTCGATACAGTATTGTTCAATGTCAGAGATAGTCGGTTTTTCAAAACGCTTGCGTTTTGTTGTAGTGCTTTTTGCACTACTATCTTTCTCTATCTCTAACTCTTTCTCTATCTCTAACTCTTTCTCTATCTCTCCGTAACCACTTTGTAACATTGGTGTAACATTGTTACGCTCCAACTTATCTTTTTTAGCTCTACATTTACGCATTCTGCTAGCTGCAGCTGTTTCACACCCTGTACTATCTTTTGTGTCAGGCAAGTAGTATTCCTCATCAGAACACATTTCAAGCAGTCCGCTTTTAAGTAAGTATTGTACAGTGATTTGCACATTCTCTTCTTTTTCATCAAGATCTAATGCGAGTTCTGATGCAAAATCATCTTCAAGTCCATCAAAGTAAAGTTTTCCATCACTCATGATTGAACGTAGTAACATTTTGAGATAGATAATTGTATAGGTATCACCACCAGCAATCTTTCGTAATCTTTTAATTTCTTTTCTTTGGAAAAAGTCTTTATGTAACTTCAACCAAAAATATCGTTTTGGTTCGCCCATATACTAACCATTATTTTTACCAACGCTGGCATATTTAACCTTTGGTTGCGTTTGATTAATTACATCTAATACGTCTTGTAATTCTATGATTTCACCCTCATGTGATTTATATGTACCTTGTGCTTGTTCTAATTTTTCAATGCGTTTCTTCACATATAGTTCAACAACATCAATTCTTTTCATATTGTTTCATCCTTTCCATAATGATTGTTTCTAGCTTTAATTTGGTTTCCTTTGCAAATACTCCGTGTGCTAAGTTCTCATGGCAATATCTACACAAACACGCTAGGTTGTTTAGTTCGCTTGTACCGCCTCTACCTCTAGGCAATATGTGGTGTACCTCAGTAGCAGGTGCGCCACATATTACACAACATGGATAGCCATCTATACTATCTCGTTCGATAGCTTGTGGTCTTGTTATTTTATAAAGTTTATCGTCATTCTTTTTCCTTTTGTTCACTCTCCCACCCCTCTATAAGAGATTGGATGTACTCACTAGGTTCTAGCTTGATGCCTAGTTGTTCACATTCATCTGTTAGGCAATCAATCAATCTTGCCATTTCTTTTGTGTTGTATACACTGCTGCCGTGGTAACACATCACATTGTGATAACCTTTGATACTTTTACATTCGCCAGCATCTTCTGCTATCCACCCTATGCCGTGTGCTTGCCATATCTGAATGTATCTCTCTATGGCATCCTCACGTACAGGTACATAACTAAAGTGTCCACAATCTTTGATTGCTTTTCGGTACACATCCTCTTTTGAGGTGTACCCTGTTTTGCTTAACTCTTCCGCTATCTTTTGACATAAAACCCAGCAATATGCATTAGCGTTCATACTGCGTGATTTTGATTTCTTTTTAATCTCTATCACGTATTCTTTTTCTTTATCTAATTTTGCTAGATCATTGTCATGTGGTGCTGGTATCACTACCATCACCCCAAGTGGACTACGAAGTATATCAATATTACTTGTTGTCCACTTCATAGCCTTTTACCCAGTCATAAAGTTTAGACATTTGGTCTCTTGTAACGTTATCAATTACACCAACACCAAACATTTTTGTAAGTTGTTGTCCTACTTGTTCTTCGCTTATCCCATGTTCGCTTGCCATTTTCAATACGATTGCGTATGCATTGTGAGGATCAAATTCTTTTTCTTTCTTTTCCTTTTCTGCCGTTGCATTAATTTTGGTATCTTGTAAACCTCGATATACATCAGCACCTACACCAATCATTTTTGCTGCAGTACCTAATGCATCTGTAACCGCCATCTTGAATGCCTCATCGTTACCATGAAAACCATTTTTATCTTTGTAGATTAAGAAATCACCACCATAGCCGGGAATTGGTTCACTCCATGTATCACCATCTTTGATATATAGATTTACCAACACATACAACATGGTTTCTTTTGTTTCTTCGACTGGTACTTGTTGACTATTAACAACCTCAAATTTCCAACCAATGCCACACAGCCCATATGTTTCTGTTAATATTTCCCATCGCCATTGAGGGGAAATATCGTATTTTCCTTTGAGTCTCCCAAAGTCGATTACCTTTAACGCTGATTGCGGTACAGTTTTTACCGCATTATATCTAATATCCATCTATACCCCTTTATATTTGTAACCACGCATTTCCAAGAAATCAGTCAAATCTTTTGCATCATCTTCGGTTAAGTCATAAACAGTAACCGTTAAGCCAGTTTTTGTTTCTACAACGTCGATTGTTTCAACTGGTTCATTTGTAATGCTTGCTCGTGCAGCCTCTTCCATTTCATTACGCTCTGCAAATTTTGCATTGATTAATTCTCTAGCTTGATCTAGTGGCATATCTTTTACTGCACCCCAACATTCATCAAATGTGATTGGTGTTGCTAGTTCGTATTGTTGATTGCAAGTATCTACAACGAACTCAATCATGCCTTTTTTCTCTGCTAAGATTTGTTTGTAGTCATCGTCTGATTGTTGGCGTTTTGAAATTTCAATCATCATTCCCTCAATCGAGGTTTCAATGTCTTTCATTTTTGCAGTTTTATTTAACCAGCGTTTATCATGTTGAAGTTGATTTACATATTCTTCACGCACTCCATATTTCTCAACCATCTTTTCGATAAACTTATTGATAGCTTCTGTTTTTGCTTGTGCCTCTTTTTCATCAAAGTATTTGATTTGTTCTGCAAGTGGTTTTTCTGCATCGTAAACAACTTTCAACACTTCGTTTACTTCTTCCTCAAATAACTCAATTGGTCTTTTGAGTTCACGTTTTTTCTCTTTACAGAATTTATCAAGTGTTGTTCTGTATTTAACGATTTCATTTTTAGCACTTACCATATCCTTATAGTTTTCTTCTGTTACTACAAGGCCTTTGTATTTTTCTAATTGTATTTCAAAGTAAGATTTGATTTCATCTTTGTTCCACTTGAATACTTGTTCATTTTGACTAACAACAGGTGTTAAATTAATTTCCATTTGTTTTCTCCTCTTCAACTTTATTAAACAAGTTATTTAAAAGAGCTACCCCTTTTTGTTCTTCACACATATCTTTTGTAGCTTCTAAAAATGCTATAAATTGCATTGCATTAAGATTTTCAATCCCAAAATTACGAGCAGCTGCAATCAAAAGCGCCGCAACTTCTATTTCTCGACCATTAAATTCATCTTTATTAACAATAAATTCCATGTTATAACCGTTGCTATTTTCTTTAGGTGTTAATATGATTTCAATTTTTTTTGCATTTTCTTCTCCGTGGTATAATTAACTTAGGTATAATTTGCCTACGCCCGTTTAGCTTGCCGGTTAGCGGGCGTTTTCTTTTTCATATACATTGGCGCACACCCAAACGAGTCCGCCTGTAATGAATTGTAATAAGAATTGAACAAACCCAATTCTATCGATTTCTAGGCTTCCCATGGATCCAATAATCCATATGAAAGCTGCCCATTTTAAAGCAGTAATCATAACTTCAACTCCTCTCCTGCTATAACCAGTAATTCACTGGTTATTTTTCTTATAGTATTTTTAAGTTTTTCGTTTTCTTTAAGTAAGTTATTACGCTCCTTTTCTAACTTCCTGTATTGTAGTGGACTGTATTCGTCTACAATCCCTACTAGCGCCTCGACTTCTTTTTTATTAAAGCGGACGCCCGGAAGTCCTTTTGCTTCACGTAGAATGCCACGTTCCCTAAGATTGTTGACGCTACTTTCGCTGCATTGGAGCAGTTCGGCAACATCCTTTATTGTGTAAACAATAGGTTCCATTATTTTTCATCTTCATAAATAACTTTTGTATGACTACTTACTAAAGGATGCCGTGCATTACGTTCGCTAAGGAATGCTTCATTATCACGAATAATTACTTCACGATAATTTCCATCCCTAGTTGCTTTATTTTTTAAAAGTGCAGTAATCACTTTAATAGGTCCTCGTAGTTGGTCTTCAAAAGTCTGTTCAAAACTTGCGGATTCTGTTGATTGTTTAGAATCCGGATATTTTTCATCTAGTACTTCATACTGTCTGATTAACTCTGGAAGTATCTGCGGTGGTGTAGCTCCTGTTTCCATAATGTACAAAATATAATTTTTTAAACATTTTTTAATTTCTTGCATAATGCGCCTCCATTTTTGCCATTCTATCTGCTTCACGACATTCTCTGATTTTGCCGTGGATAGATTTCTTATAAAGTTTGTTTGTATGCCGTTTTGCGAAATAATCTTTAATGATCTTTCGCCAGTATTCAGCATACTTAGCGTTGCGACCTGCCCAACCAAATGCAGTTGATGTGTTTCCATAGACCTTATTGGCTATAGATAAATCTTGTTTGTTTTGTACTAGCATGTTTCATCTCCTTTTTCTACTTAAAGTAGACTAATAAGGCAAAAGAATATCATCCATAGTGACGGAATATAATCGACATAATTCATTCAAATTTCCATAATCGATTTCTGTTTTTCCATTCTCCCAGTTATTGATTGTAACCTTGGATTTCTTCATTTTCCTTGCTACTTCTTCTTGCGAGAGGTTTGCGTTGACTCTCGCCGCTTTTAAAGAAATTTTTAATCGCTTCAATTTATCCCTCCTTCCTTTGATTATTAGTATAGTTTACTAAAAGTAGAATGTCAATACTAAAAGTAAACTTTTTTATAAAATAGTATTGTATTTTACTACTTTAAGTATTAATATATAGATACGCAGGAGAGGAGAATAGGAGCTTATTATGGATTCTAATTACAAGAGAGTGTTTGCTCAAAACCTTAGCAATTTATTAGCAGCAAACAAAAAGACACAAGCGGATTTAGTAGCTGATTTGAAATTAAACAAATCAACTGTTTCAACATGGGTTAACGGAACTAAGATGCCTAGAATGAACAAAATTGAACAGTTGGCTCATTACTTTGGTGTTGAAAAATCAGATTTAATTGAAGATAAGTCAGATGTAAATGATTCGTATTACATAGATCCTGAAGTAGCGGAATACGCCAATAGATTAAAGGATAATCCAGACATGCGATTGTTGTTTGATGCAGCTGAAGACATGTCAAAAGATGATATTGATTTTGTAGTTAATTTAATTGAGGGGTTAAAGAAACGCGAGGGGAAATAAAATGAATAAGAAACAGATAGCCTTATTTATAGTATTGATTATTGCTATTATTGCACAAAGTATTTATATTGTTACACTCACGCAAAGAGTCGATAATCTTTCCAATGCAGTTTCTAATATTTCTTTTAATAATGATTCAGATAAGTTATCTAAACGTATAGACGAGATAGAAAGTAAAATAGCATCATTCAGTGATGATTTACATTCTCTAAGTAATAATATTGATGATAATACAGCTGAAATAGTATCTATAAAACGACAACTATCTGATGTTGTTTATAAAATTAATAGTTTAATTAGTGATATAAACTTATATATTTTGTCACGATGACTAATTCTATTGGGGAGGGGTATGGTTATGTCTATTAATTTAATTTATACGCAATTAAAGAAAACACAAACAGCAGTAGTACGTCTTAATGAAGATGGTAGCCATTCGATACTGGTTAATTTAAATAAGCCTTTTGATGCTCAACGAATTAGTGTACTACACGAATTAGGACATATTAAACACGATGACTTTCATTCTAAAGAACATATCAATCTAATAGAACGGATTGCTCATGATAGAGAATTAGATGAAGATATAGATGAGGAATTCTTTTATCACGTGGTTAATAGCAAGGACGTGTAACTATGCAATGCAATATGACGGTTCGCAAAAAAGATGGCAATTACCAAATAATTGTCAGCTATAAAGACGGTATAAAATGGAAGCAAAAATCCAAACAGGGTTTTGCTACTCAAAGGGAAGCAAAACTTTATGGGCAAAAAATTATTGAGGAATTAAAAAAGACTGTCACCAATCCACTTGATGACAGTCTTAAAAATATTACATTTATTGAATTGTGTGAATTGTATATGCGGGAAAAGATTGGTATATCAGAAAATACAAAATTAGTATATCAATATATCATTAAAAATCTATCTGTATTGCATCAAAAACGTGTTAGGGATATATCACATCAGATGATATTCAAAACGCTTTCTGACATTGAATTTGCCAATCGTACAAAGAATATGCACATCACTTTTCTAAAGTCTGTTTTTAATTTTGCTATTAAACCATATCGAATTATACGATCTAACCCTGTAGCAGATATTAAACGTTTTACAACTAAAACATATAAATCATTAACAACTTTTACCATGGATGAAATGGATTTATTGTTAAAAACATATATAGATAATAAAAAGCTATATACCTGTCTCTTATACACATCTGACGCTGC